AGTTCCAAGGATAGACGCAATACGTACTTTTCGTTTGAGGTCTGACAAACTGTCGGCTGACCTGACAACAACTTCTGATAGATTACAGAATTGGTATGGTCTGAGGATAATCTCGCTACATGGATTAGTTCCAAAATCATAGGTAGCATCTCGTCGCTCGTTCTTTGCAGCTTGCTTTTGACTTGCGACTCTAGAGAACATACCTCGTTCTCCGGAGCGGGACTCGTATAAACTTTTCCACTCATTTAAAAAGGCCTCGAAATCTGGCTTCTCTGTATAACATGCGCTGTTGTTGGCCAGTCCTCGTTGAGGATTATCTTGCCACCACTGTCCTGACTTGCATCGTCGTATTCTATCGTCGGTAAGATTACTGAGACTGATGAGAGCACTTCGCCTAACTCCCCCGACGACAACGATTTGTGCAATCTTACAGCAGATATCGTGACACTCGATGGAGGAAAGCTTACGTCCAGCAGCCTCCCTAAAGACCTCTGTGGTAAATTTAAAGAGGTCAACAAGAGGTTCCGCACCAGACGCTCTACCTCCGAAAGTTTTAAGGGTTGCCCCTGCAGGTCGTACTCTAGACACGTCCCACTTTGGAATTTGACCTGAATAGAGCAAGCTGACAAGTTCTCTATATGCCTTAGCCCACCCAATTTTGCTGTCAGCGACGTGTATAACGGTATCTGTGGCATGGAAGTCCTCCGCTACTTCTGGTAGTTTAGATATGTACTGTCGTTCAACACTGAAGCCCACGCCTGTGCCACACATAAGGACGTACATCATCTCGTCAAACGCCTTAGGGTGGTCTATAGGTAAGTAGGAGCAGTTAAACCCGGCTACATTGTCACGGTCAAGGGCTTCTCCTGCCGTCATTAGTGCTCTCATGCTAGGCATCACGTCCAAGTCGTGAATGTCCTTGAACATGTCGTTAGCTTCTTCTAGAGTTATCTTTTGCTTCTCTATCCAGAAGTTTAAATAACGGTCTATTGTTTCTTCCCAAGTCTCACGACGTTGTTCCTCTGGTAGGTAACGTGCGTACCTGCTTTTGTGTATGTACTGTTGATAAGCGTCCAATTATGTTACTCCTATGTTCGTCTGTATATGTTGTCCAGTTGGTGATCTCTTCTCTTGTCCTGCCGCAGCCTGTACACTGGTTGTCTACTAGTTTACATTGCTGTACACAAGGACTAATCATTGAGTTCTTTGATTAGCCTGTCGATGTACCAACGGCATTTACGTAAGTCCTCAACTGGTTTACCTTTGTAGTCATAGCGCCAGAGGTACTTTAGTGCGTTACCCTTAAGATAACCTTTGAACTCGTGTTCAGGCATGGACGCTTTGATTGCTTCGATGGCTTCGATTGCTCCTTTGTTGTAGTGGTCAGGTTGCTCCACAGGGTCTACCTTCTTCGGTTTTCTGATAGATAAGTTGTTCAGCGCAGTGAGTGTATCCCACTCTTCAGGAGTCGCATCATCAATACTCATTCTCTTCATCCTCTAGCTCCTCTTCAAACACATCTAGTCTGTTGATTAGTTTATCTTCAAACCTGTCCAGCATCTCTTCTGAGGTTATCTGTAGGGCCTCCAGCAGGTCGTCTGGGTCTAAAGTTTTCAAGAGGCGCTCCTTAATTTCCTCTAGTGTTAGTGACATAGTTAATCAACTCCTGTAGTGTCTCTATAGTATACCATAAAATGTTCTCTTTGTCACACCATTGTGACATTGTCATTTTGGCACCTTTTCGTATTTTCTTGTTGGGCTGCATTAGTACGAAGACCAGTGTCTGTCCTTCTGGCAAACTGTCTCTGACGCTGGTGTACTTCTTGGTGTCCCCGTCCCTGAAGTACCCTTTGCACTCGACAAGAACACCAGAAGCACTGTGAACAAAGTCAGGACGATAGCTACGCTCAATAGTGTATGGAACTGTGAACGGTTCATAGTCAAACTCCTTCAGTATCTTGCTGACATCTTCTTCAAACGTGCTTCTAAATGTTGAGTTCTTGGACCTTCGGCTCATTGACCACCTCCGTTAAAAACCTTGGACCTGTGGAGTAAGAGAAGGCACGTAGGTCGGGCCAACAACTCTTCTTGTACGCACAGTACGAACAACCTATGTCCAACTTCATGTTACCGCTCTTGCCGTCTGGCTTGGCTTCGTAGCAGTTTTTAGGAGGCTCTGGCTTCTTCACCATCTCTTGAACATGCTCAATGCGGTCTGTGATGTCAAAGGCTATTGTTTCATGCACAGGGGCTTGAGTGTCCTTCTCGTCGTACATGAGGTACGTTAGGTGTCCATTTTGTTTGTCCATCGCCAGCCAGCCAAAACTTGTCTGGTCCTCTGCCTTTGCATATCCTTTAATTTGAGCGACGTATCCAAACGGGTCATCGTAAGCCAAAGTGCCGTCTTTGAATTTCTTAAACCCATATGACGAAACAGATTTAACGTCCGTGACAACACCATCAATTTTGCAGTCCATAGAACCCGTAATGCCCTTGATTTCACACTGCTTTTGTTCTGCGGTAACTTCATGTCCTGATGCCCTTGTAAGAAATAGTAACAATTCCTCAATCAAATGTCCGTACAAAAACTTAACAAGCGTGTGTGGCTGCATGTCGTCCATTTTTGGTACGTTGTTGTAGTGATTCCAAAGGAACTTGTCACGTTTACCTATGTTTGACATGCGGAGCTTACGTCCGTCAAAGTGCCTGTTCCCACCAAACTCTTTACGCATGAGGTCCTTGACGTTTTCTCCAAACTGCTCAATGCACTCTTCGATGTCAACGTCCTTGTCTACTCTCTTCGTCTTAACGAGCTTGTAGATGTCGTCTACTAATGTGTATATGTTTTTCATTGGTACTTCCCTACTATACCTGAGACAACCTCTTGGGCCTGCTCTGGTGTGCATTTAAACCACTCACTGCGTCTTTCGTACAGCTTCTGTAGTTCGGTGTGTGCTTCTGACTCTGCAGCACGTCTGTCGTTAACGTCCCACTTATAGTTTAACATATAATCTCTAAAAGGTGAAGAAGTTTGGTAGCCATTGAGTCGGTCCTCTGAGTCAATAGCCATTCCAACCTTTACCCACTCAGGAAAGCTAGGGTTGACAATGACGTACACCTGACCTTCCACACTGTTTTCGTACTTTGCTAAACTACTAAACGCAGCGTCCTCAAAGTTCTTGTACTTGCCCGGTTTATGTAGTGGGTGCGTCATAGGAACGTACTTACCATTAACGTACATCTGACGTGCCCTTCTTTGCTTACTCGTTCTTTTATCATCAATGGCCTTACAAGGCCTACAACGAGTCTCAAGTCCGTCCTTCATTCTCCCGTGTTTTTGAAAATTATTAAGTGAAAAATAATTTTTGCAGTTGTTACATCTCTTTTTTAACCTGTCTGTGTCTGTAATCTTATTCCCTAGAAAATTAGCTTGTTCCATCAGTGTGTCTCCGCCCATGTTGTACCAACTTTGTATTCTCCATCAAGTGGACATCTGAGTTTAAAATGTACGCCTGACGCCTTGAGACATTCGACCGCAAGCCAACCGAATTTCTCTGCTTGTTCTTTAGCCACTTCCGACTGTACTTCATCATGTATGTTACCTATAAATTTGTAGTTTAGTTTCCACTGCTTTGCGTAGTCGTCCAGTATGACTAGGGCCTTCTTCATTACGATAGCTCCTGCCGCCTGCAACAGCGTATTCAATGCAGCATGTTCTGATCTAACTCTAAGTCTTCGTCCGTCAAGTCCTGTAAGATAACCACGCCCAGCTGCCCTAGTAATGCGTTCTCGTAGACTTTCAAGAGCAGGTGTGTTTCGTAGAAATCGTTGCTTAAGAGTTCTGCCATCTCCTGCAGTTCCTCCAACGATAGTTCCAATTTTTGCGTCTCCGGCTCCGTAGAGGAAAGCATAAATGAAAGTTTTAGCTTGAGGTCTTGTTTCAAGTCCAGCAGCCATTTGATTTCTGGTATGGATGTCTTCTCTAAGTAGGACATTCGTAAACTCCTCGTCGTTCATGTAATGGGCTAACATTCGTAGCTCGAGGCCACTAGCGTCGAACCCGACTAGTTTCTTACCTTCCGGTACAGTCCAACAAGAGCGACACTCGTGTCCATACAGACTGTGACTTGCGGGTACTTGCGCCATGTTGGGGCTTTGGTGAGTCATTCGTCCAGTTACAGCACCGTTACTAATGACACGACCATGTACCCTACCGTCCTCTTCAACAGCTTCTAGCCAAGAATGTACTTGCGCATATCGCTTTTGAAGAGTAAGGTACTCCAGAACCTTTGCTGCCTCCGGAACATGTGCATTTTCTCTAAGCGTCTTCTCATCGACAACAGGCTTTCCGCTTGGCGTCGTCTCATTCCAGACTGCACCCTTAGTTGCAAGTCTTCCTGCAACCTGTTGTCTGGACCCCACATTGAAAACTGTAACTTTGTCTTTAAGTCTTTTCCCTGTCTTTTCAGAAATCCTTTTTTCGACAATGGGCGGGAACATCTCTTGTAGTTCGGCTTCAATGGCATTCATGCCCTCCTTAAATGTTGCACATAACTCATTAGCCAATTGTTGGTCCAGTACCCAACCATTACGTTCCTGCTCCTGTACGGCATACTGCACCTTGTGTTCCAATTCGATACACTCAGGTGAAAAGTCAACCATGTCCTTCACAAGTTGTTGGTGTACTGCTTCTGTGACTGCT